CGTTCAGCACGTAACCGGCCATGGTTCCCGAGCTCCGCAGTACGCCGTCGATGTACACCGCAAAGTCGGTGTCTGCCCCGTCCTTCGTCAGCTGGAATCGGAGGTGGTGCAGGTTGGCATCCTGCAGCTCGGTGAACGGGCCGGCGACAGCGAACCCGATCGGGCCCACGTCGGGGTCATCGAACGTGACCTGCAGCGTGCCCTGATTCGTTGGTGTGTCCAACACCAGCCGCCACAGCATGTGCGAATAGTCTTCGAGCTCGATCGTGAGCACCCCGAGCGAAGGGGACTGAAACACCATATCGAAGGCGATGTTCTGGTCACCGGTCACCACGTCACCGAACATCGCGGCGAGATCGCTGGTCGCGTTCAGCTCCATCCCTGTGCCGAGCCACGGTGCGCCCATCTCTTTGCCGTAGGTATAGACAGGGTTGACCGATCCCGTGAACGACCACGGGTAGAACCGGGTGCGGAGGAAGTTGTTGTTCGGCGCAAGGTTCTGGCTGTAGAGCGTGCCCTCGCCGCCAGACAGCGGGACGTAGAACGCTAGCGCATCCACCAGATCGGACCGCAGGATGAAGTCGCGTAGGCCGGTAGCTACCGGACTGGTTCCCTGTCCGAGCCGACGAAGGATCCCGTTCGCTGTGATCGGTACATACTTGTCCGAGTGCGATGGATCCCACCGCGGCGGCCACTCCGCCACCTCGCCCACAAACCGTGTCCAGGTCTTGCCGTACCAGATCCGGGCCGCGTCCGGCGTACCGGTGATCGCCCATGTGTTGCCTTGGGCATCTACAAATGCGCTGGACCCGAACGGTACCGGATCGATCGGCTGAGCGGTGAAGTCTGGAGATGCGACCACGGTCCCGTTGATGCCGTTCCTGAGCTCCGCATTATAGAACGTCGCATCGCTGAATGCGTACGACGCGATAGACGTGGCGGCAGCGGCACCGATCCGAAGCGGGATGGGCTCGTTGAAGAACGACGTGACGCCCGCCTGAGTGATGGGCGTACCAACCATCGTCCACGGGCCGGCGACCGAAGGTCCCGTATAGAACGTCACCACGTTCTGTCCGGATCCGTTGTCTACGTCAACCGTCACGCGCGCGGTCTGACGACCCGACCCCGGAACCTGTACGGTGCTCTCAGCTTGAAGGGTCGGCGGTGCCGCACCTGACGGCCACCAATTGAACCGCAGTTTCCCGCCGACGATCAGGAAAGCCCACCCCAGTTGATTGGTGAAGAACGCGAACTTCGACGCTATGTCCATGTTCTGCCCCGCCCACGAACCAGCGTTGCTCACCATCTCCATATCCACCCGAACGTCCAGGTCACCGGCGATCGACAGCGCCGCCGTATCGGCAGCCTGTGCACGACCCGCCCCGAACACCACCATCCCGAGCGACGCCGGATCCTTCACGACTGAGTAGCGGATGGGAGTGTTGCGTCCGAACTGCCCGGCAATCGGGCTGTTCGGGTTGCGTGGACTGAACACCCCGCCCGTGTTGTTCAGGGTGCCGTTCGCCTGTGACGGGCCAGCCTGCCCCTCACCTGACTTGCCGCGGGTGATGGTCACGCCGTCACGGTCCAGCCGCTTATCCGAGACGTTCGCCCAATCGGTAGAGCGCAACTTCAGCTCGGTCAGGATGAGGTTTTTCACGACCCCACCACCGCCTGCACGTCGCCCCCTTCGATCCGGATTGCTTCCTTCAAGATCTGGATCAGCAGCTTACCCATCCGCCCACCGTCCGATCGGAGGATGATCGTTGCCCCACCACCCGAGTTTGATCCCGAGGTGACGCGCTCACCGGCCTTCAGCACGGCCATTGTCTCCGAGCCCAAACCACCCGGCACGATACCGCCAGTGTGGAAATAGGGGATCGTGAACCCCTTGCCACCGATCTCCGGAACCCACCCCGGGATGCTCAGCCCCTTGCCACCAATCGTGTTGTTCCAAAGGTTCTTGATCCCCTGGAAGGCAGCACGGAACGGTGCGGTCAGGATCGATGACACGTTCTTCATGAACCCACCGATCGCGCCGGGGATAGCCTTGATCGCACCGAGGATGGAGTCACGGTGCTTCCAGATGGGCTTAATTACAAGGGAAAACGGCGCGAGCATGATGCCGGTAATCGTCTTCCAGTTGTCCCGGAACCAGCCAAACACCGACTGCCCAACCTTTTTCACAGCGCCGAGCGCACCGTTGACGATGTTGCGGAAGGTCTCAGACTTCTTGTATGCAAGGATAAATCCGCCCACCAGCAGAGTCAGCCCGGTGATGATGATGCCTATCAAGTTGGCTTTCATGGCAGCGTTCATCAGCTTCTGTGCGACTGTCGTCTTGCCGAGCCACGTCACACCGCCACGCAGCGCCGGCAACAGGGCACCGCTGAACCCGTCCGCCAGCGCGGCCACACCGCCCGCCAGGTCGGTGGATCCCTGCAGCACGTTGCCGGACATGATCTCGCCCAGACCGGACATGGTGTCCGACGTGCCGCGGCCCAACGATTCCAACGAGTCAAACTTGTCGTACGTCTGATCGGACGCTGCCGATGCCTTGTCGAATCCGGAGGCACTGGCACCGACCGACTTGGACGCGGCACCCACGCTGGAATCCATCCGGCCCGCCGCCGCCCCGACGTTGTCGAATGACTTCGACAATGCAGAATCATCGCCGGCAAACGTCAGCGTTACTTGGTTCTTCGCCACGGTCAGTCCACCTCCACGCCGGCAGACGCTGCCACGTCCAGTAGTGCCCGTTCCATCAGCTGGGCGTAACGCGCCTGGTTGTCGAAGTACGCGTCATAGATGTACCGACCGTGCTTGAGAAAGGGGCGCGACACCGACCGCGCCCGACCGACCTTGCCTCCGAAGTCCAGCCACGGATAGTACGGCGCTTTGTTGCCTCCACCAACCACCCGCGACGCCGTCTGTGTGGAGCGTGCCTTGACGGTTCCACGGGCACGACCGCTCCGGGTTGCGACCCGCCTACGCGCGTCCGTCACGACCACGTCAGCCGCCCCGTTGAATGCGACCCTGAGCGCCTTCGGTAGATCCGCGTCCAACTTCTTCAGGTTCCGCTGAAACTCCCGCAGACCCACCACACGAATAGCTTCTGCACTCACCGGTCACCTCCCTTCAGGCGGTCCAACTCCATCTCCTGTGCTTGCCGCTGGTAGTACATGCTCCACATCACGAACTCCTCATGACTCATCTGGGCTCGGATCTGCCCAACCGTCATATGCAGCTGTGTCGCGAGGTAGAACTCAAACTCCAGCGCCGGAGTCGTCTCCAGCTCCAGGTACGCCGCTTTTGTCGGCACCCTCACCGAGCTTCGAGAGCTCCTTGATCTTGAGCGTGAGCTCCTCCAGGTCGCCGCCCGCGGGCCCGTCCTGCCAGTTGCCCACCTGATCCTCGGTCAGCTTCGGTGCCAGCAGCGCGAGCGACACCATCCGCCGCTCCCAACCCGCCTCGTCCTTGATCCCGCCGTCCGCCTTGCACTTCTGCAGCATGAACACCTCGCCGCGCGACAGACCGCGGACACGGACGAGAGCGCCGCTCGGGAGGACCAAGTCCTCCTCATCGACGGCAACCTTGATCAGCGCCTCAGGGGACGCGTACTCGGTCACGCCTGGGCCGCGCTGTTCACGTCGCCGTCAATCTCGAACTCGCACGACCACTTGACCATGTCGGCCACAGGCGAGGTCTCGACGTACTTGCTGACGACCGCATTGAACGCATCCTGCGGCTTGCCCGAACCGGTCCCCTCGGATTGACGGATGACAGCAACCGTCGTACCGGTCAACGGCTTGAGCGCAGCCCGCGGACCTGTCACCGCCGTACTGTCGTAGGTGCCGCTCATCTTGAACGAACCATCCAGGAGACCACCCGACTTGCGGTGCGAGTTGTTCCCGTAGGTGGTGGTGTCGTGAGTGTCCGCGCCGATCTCCAGCTCAGAGCTATCGGTGAACGGCGACAGATCCTTCGTGGCCACCTTCACCACTGTGTTCTTACCGTGAATGAATGTCATTGCCCTAGGCACCCTTTCCAGCGATATCCAATGTGAACGTGGCAGACAGATACTCGGTCGCGCCAATCGAGATAATGTCGAATTCGACCTGCGTCACCCGGAGACTATCGAACGTGAGATGCTCCCACGTCTCGTCCTCCAGTACCTCTTTGAACGACGCGGGCCCCGAGCCGTTGACGTACTCCGAGATACGATCGCGGGCGGTACGGTCCGACACCTTGCCCACCAGCGCAATCACGGTGGGGTCCATCTGATCCATCCCACGCCCGTAGCCGCCGTCGTATGCCAGCGTGCCAGGGTAGGTGACGACGGCAGCCGGCGCGGGCGGCGGCTTGTCCGGGGGGTGAGCGAATACGCGAAGCTTCGGGATCGTATCCAACCGATCCGCAATCTCCTGCATCACCGCACCCATGTCCACGTCAGCCCACCGCCCCGCGCCGTACGTACTTGCGCAGCATGACCGCCACGTCCGGATCTACCTTCGCCAGTAGCCGCATCTCCGATCCGAGATCGGGAGACCCCGCGACTCCGAACGGCGCGTCACGGCGCTTGAATAGCCGCGATGCCTGCAGCAGTGTCGCTTCCTTGATCGTCTGCGGTACGGCGGACCAGCCCCACAGCGCGGTCACTTCGATGCCGTCGATGGTGCACGGCGTACCGGTCGGCAACCACAGCCGGGTATACGGCTTGCCGACTGCCGGCGCGTTCGACGGCCACAGCCGTTGTACCGTCACCGGATCCCCGTCCGCCGTGACCGCCAGCCCGGTAACGTCCATCAGGTCATCGATGACCACCAGCGCCCCGCCGTACCGTACCGATACGGTGAAGTTGCGGGGCTCGAGCGCCTCCACCTTGCCGAACTGTCGCCGGCAGTGATGGTCAATCGAGCGTGAGGCGGCAGCGATTTTCCCGGATAGCTCGGTGTCGTCCACCGTGTCATCGTCCGGAATGGAGACGTACGCCTTCAGCTCATCGACTTCTGCGTAGGACGGTGCCCACATCGCTGCCTCCTCCTCTCCTACTTCTCGGGGTGCTCCGCCAGGTACTCCACACCATCGATGATGTGGAGCCCTTCGTGTTGGATGGTGTAGCGCTGCCGCACCGTGACCGCCGAGCCGTCCGGCAGTACAGCGATGCCGTTGCTGCCGCTCTCCAGCTCGATCACGTCACCGACCTTGACGAACTCGCCGCCGTTGTCCTTCGTCGCCTTGCGTGCGCGTGGGGGCATGTTCAGTCCTTACGGGGTGTAGGTGATCTTGCGGAGTCCGGTCACGTCGTAGACGACACCCGCGAAGTACGCGAATACCGCCATGTCCCAGCCGGCCACGGTCTCCGTGAGCTTGTCCAGCCGGGTCAGGCCGGATGCCCAGACGTGGACCGCGGTCGGATCGGCAACGATGCTGTTCTTCGTGCCGCCCGCGACACCCAGCGAAGCAGCCGGGTACATCGGGAACCCCGCGATGTTGATGCTCGCGAACTTGCTTTCGGTCTGGCCGTCACGGTTGCTCGGGGCAATGATCGGGTAGACCTTCTCACCGGTCGTCAGGATCGCGCCGGCAAGCGCCTTGTACAGGTCCACGTGACCGAACGCGCGCTGGAAACGGAACCCGTCCGCCAGGAACTGCAGATCGATGAGACCGTTCTCCACCGCCACGCCGGAGTTGATCCCGGACGTGCCCGTAGTGATCGTCGCGAGCGCGGTGATGGATCCCATGGCCGCGGTGATCAGCGCCGCCGTCTTGGTCTCCTTCGCGATGTTGAACGACCGCTCGAACTCGCTCCACACCAGACCGGAGACGACCGGGTTGCCCCCCTGGTCCGCCACCTCACGGGTGATGTGGACCCGACCGGAGACCGGGACCGGGGTCACGGTCGCGCCGGCAGCGGTGACGAGATCGCGGGACTCGGGGTTCACGTCCTCCACGTGATCGGCCACACCAACATCGGTGTTGGTCCGGTCCAGCTTCGACCAGAAGAACGGCTGAACGCTGGACAGCGACCCCTTGACGAAGTAGTCGTACAGCGGGCTGGTCGGTGTCGGTGCCTGCCCGAGGAACATGTCAGGCCGGTACTGGCTCGGGTTGACCGCGGCAACGTCCGCGGTCGTGGTGGGCTGGTCCACGAACTGCGGGGCGGCCAGCTTCTGAGCGGTGAACTCCTGCAGCCGTGCGAGCGCCGCGCCGTCGCCGTCCTTGCCCGCGGCAAGTAGATCGGTCGCGAAGTCGAATCCGGACGGCGCGGGTTCGGTGCCGGCGAACCGGTAGATCGGCTCCTCCTTCACTTCGAACTGAGCCGTTCCCGGACCAACCGGGATCTTGACGTTCTCGAGCTCCGCCAGCTTGGTGGCCATGGCCGCCACGTCCGCCATGAGCTTTTCGCCGTCCGTCTTGCTGAACGCGGCAGCCGCGTTCGTGGCAGCGGTGAAAGCGGCCAGCGTGGCAGCGTCGCACGCGACGACTCCCGCGGCGTGGACCGCGCCGCACTTGGTGCACTTCATGGTGTTCCCTTCGTCGTCGTCGGCAGCGGATGCCGCCACGCCTGTGATGTGCGCTCCGGCGAACGCTGGTTTCGGTACGACGGCAGCACCCGTAACCACGGTGGCTTTGGACTGCATGACGCCGTCTTTGCCGGCTTGGAACTCACCCTCCACCTCAGCGGAGAATGCCTTCAGCACGCGCACCGAAGGATCTGCCAGCGCCAAGACGCGGTCACCTTCCGGCGTGCGAGCAATCTTGAACTTCGACACCACACCCGAGGGGGTGATCTGGAGATCCGTCGCTGTACCGACCTGCATGTAGAGCGACTTGCCGTCGTGGCCGTAGTTCAGTACCACGTCACTCGGATCGTCCGGCAGCGAAACGGTGCCCTCAGCAAACGAGTAGAGCGCCGTCTTGCCCGTGGTCGGATCGGCAGCCGGGCGGGATACTTCACCGAACGGCAGCAGCATCCCGGTCAGCGTCCGCGATTCCGCATCCACAGCGAACGACACGATCTCGAATGACACGCGGCTCTTACGCATTGCTGGTCACCTCCTGTGGTGCCGGCAGCGCCGGCAGTTCCGGCGCGGTGTCCGGGTCAAGTCCGCGCTTCTCGCGCGCCTCGCCAGGGCTCAGCACGTGTGCGCCGATGAGTGTTGCGTCGGTCACCGC